CGGACCCAGGGGGCGTCGGATCCCATGCGCACGTCGCAGAACAGACGACCGCGCCAGCCGGCAACGACGCGATCGCCCTCCAACCCCTCGACCTTCTGCAGGCCCTCGGTGCCGGCCACGGCCTCGAGGTCGGTCAGGGCTGGATCCAGGACGACGTACTCCTTGATGGCCTCGCGGGCCTCCGGAGGCACCGGGCGGACCTCGCCGCGCAGCCGGGCGATCTCGACCGTGCGGGCCTGGACGTCGCCCTCAAGCTCGGCGACCTTGCCCTCCGCAGTGCGCAGCTCGCCGGCGAGCCGATCGAGGGCCTCCTGGTCGACCACCTTGACCTCGACGACCTCGGGGGGCAGGGGTGGCAGCGGAGGCGGAGGCGGCGGCTCGGGCCCTGTGCACCGGCCCAGCCCGAACGCCGCGGGGATCGCCACGAGGGCCAGGGCAAAGGCGATCAGGCGGAGGCGGGTCATGCTTACCCCCGCCGGCGACGCGTCCGACGCACCACCACCCAGACGGCGTGGAGCGGCAGCGAGGTGACGAGGACGCCGACGTAGGTGGTCGAGCACTTCGAGGCAACCACGCCCAGCAGGATCAGCGCGTGCGCGAACACGTGCATCCCGATGGTGCTCACGAGTCACCTCCACCGTCCGAAACGTTCGGTGCCGTCAGCTTCTTCGACGCCCACACGACGCCGTAGCTGCCGACGACGGTTGCGACCGACATGAGCGCGATCCCGGCGAGCGACGCTTCCCAGCCCTCACCCGGGAGCGCCAGGAAGCCGGCCCGCCAGCCGACGATCCCGAGGAGGAACGAGTACAGGAGCGCGTTGTACCGCTTCCGGTTGCCCTTGTTGGGGTCGGGGCTCGTGCGCCCGATGGGCAGCGTCGCCCATTCCGAGAGCCCCATCGCACTTCCACCGATGGTCACGAACTGCACCAGGTAGCGGGCGAGCATGTCGTCCATCAGCGTCTCTCCTTCAGCAGCTCACCGAGCTGTGTCTTGACCTCTGCGATCTGACCGCCGACGTGCCCGAGAGCTCCGTGAAATCCGGCGATCGTGGCGTCGAACGTGGCCTTGGCGACGAGATCCTGGTAGAGCCGTTGCTTCTGATTCTCGGCCCACTCCATGTGCGATTCCTGCCAGGCATGGAGCGCGGCGATCTTTTCCTTGTTCTCCTCGTGCATCCGATTCGCTTCTTCCTTGCGCGCGCTTTCTCTCTCTGACCTGGCCGACTCGTTCGCCTCCATCGTCGCGCTCAGGGCTCGGAACGCCCCGAACAGTCGAATGAGGGCACCGACGGCGGAGCCGAGCAGGACGCCCATCGCCGCCACGAGGACGCGCATCACGATGTCGCCGGTCGTGGTCTGCGGAGCATCGTGCGAGGCGAGCTGGGCCAGCACGGCGAGGAGCACGCTCATGGCACCTCCGGCAGCGGGTCGACCAATCCTCGGAGCCACAGCAGCGGGTGGATCGGCGTGTCGTTGATCCGCACTTCCCAGTGGAGGTGGGGCGGGATCCCTGGGCGGTCGGCGTTGCCGGTCTTCCCTGTTCGGCCGAGCTGGTCGCCGGCTTTCAGCACGTCGCCGATGGCGCACGAGCGCGACTTCAGGTGGGCGTACCTCGTCTCGAGCCCGTCCGGCCCGGCCAAGTAGACGACCTCGCCGTAGGTGGTCGAGACGCCCGAGCGCGTCACCATGCCGTCGTGGGCCGCATGGCACGGCCAGTCCTGCACGCACAGCTCGTCGACTCCCTTGTGGGCCTGCGGCTTGCCCTGCTCGTTGGTCCTGGTCCAGCCGAAGTCGCCGATGGAAGGGTTAGCGGTTGAGGTACGCATCGGCGGGAGACCGTCGTCACCGGGCAGGCGACCGAGGAGCGGGTGGACGCGGATCATCGCGCCGCCCTGTGCTCAGCCTGGATGCGTCTCCGGCGCCGCTGCTCCTCCTGGATCTCGCTATAGAGCCCCTTGCGTAGACCCAGGCGTTTCACCTGGTAGCACATGACGCGATTCGAGACCCCGAGAAACTCCCCCGCTCGCTTCTGCGTCGAGAAGCGATCCATGGCGCCCTTGTAGGCCAGTCGCTCCAGAGCCTCGAGTACCGTCTCGTTCGGGCGGCGCCGCAGGTCCACCGCGTCGAGCAGGCTCATCAGGAGTCGGGCGAGCGGCTCCTCCCCGAGATCCTCGATGCGCTTACGCGCGACGTGCAGCTCGTGGGTCTCCGTCAGCGTCAGGCTCACGGAACCCTCGTGAACCGCACCGCGTCGGCCACGACGCTCGCCGTGCCGGCCGAAGCCTTGCGAACGGTCACACTCGCCTGCCCGGTGACGAACTGGTGTGTTCCGAGCGCGGAGGCCGATGTCCACTGCCCGCTGATCCTCTGGTCGCGCGTCACCGAGGCGAGCAGAGCAGACCCGTCGCGGATCTCGTAGACCGTGGCCGGGTCGCGCGTGCTCGTGCTCGTCCAGTAGGCCTCGACCGCGAGGCGGCCCGCTATCCCAGCGCGCCACGTCCAGGTCGATCCCGTGGCAGTTGTCACGTGCGCGGTCCCGCTGCCGCCAGGCGGATATCGGGTCGACGCGGGGGCGGTCTCCGACCATGATCCGCTCGAAGAGACTGACGCGGAGTCCACGTTGTCCACGACCACGAGGTCAGGTCCGGGCGCTGGACCCGTCGACACAAGGTCCGAGCGCGTGAGGTTCTGGACCGTTCCAGGGATGACCACGGCCGTGATCGTCGCGGGAACGTCCAGGTACGTGTTGTCCGGGTTCGTGATCGTAAGCGTCACAGTCTGCGGCGCCGTCGGAGACGAGACCACCGCCACGGTGAACGTCATCGACGTGCAGCTCGCCCACTGGACGGCCGACACCATCACGTCCTGGGAGTTGTCGGTCACCTGGAGCCCGCTCCTCAGATTCGTGCCGGTTACCGTTACCTGGACGGTTTGTCCCGCGAACCACTGCGCCGGGGCAATGCTCGAGACGGTGATCCGTGGCCAGCCGCTGATCTCGTTCGAGAACTGCGCCGAGGGCGTGACCGTCCCGCCGACCGTGCAGGTTGCCTTGACGGCGACGAAGCTGGTCGTGCAGTCCGGAGCGGTGAGGTTGAACGCGGTGACGTTGCCCGTGGGAGTGACGGTCGAGTACGTCCCACTGGCCGTACCGCGGTGGACGGTGTACCCCTTCGTGTCACACCCAGTCGTCGGGAAGGCGACTGGGTCCCACCGGGCCGGGATCTCTCCGGCGAAGACCCGACACGCGGTCCACCCGCAGATGACCAACGAGATGACGATCGCCGCCAGCAGGCCCAAGAACCGTGCTCGCTTCATGGTCTGTCCTCCTAGGGGCTCATACAAAACGAAACCAGCATCGTGCCCGCCGCAGCTACGGAAGCGCTGCCGACGACCTTGATATCAACCTTCCGGGAAGCAGCGATCGCGGGGACGTGCGTCAGGTCTGTGCACGTCGTGGCCGATCCGGTGATCGTGCAGGTAAGACTCGTCGCGGAGGTATTGTCCATAAGAGTGACAACCCAGGTCTCGCTGCCGGTGGGCGCAGCATCAACCTCGACGCGAAGCTGGTGGGCTTCCAGCGCCGCTGGCGTCAACGACTGCGCGTTGGTCTCGACCGCGAAGAGCGTTGCACTCCCGTTGATGGAGACGTACCTGGTGGCGTTCTCGGCTGGGTCGAAGTGCCCAGGGAACCAAGTCGTGCATGGCCGCGGTGCCGGATCGTTGGCGGAAACAACGACCGTCCCGCTGAGGTCTGGAAGGTAGGCGTTACGGTCGGCCGTGGGAAGACGCGTCAGCATGCAGATCTCGTCGTTGTCGGTGATCTCCGTGTAGCCGCCGGTCGCGCCGTCCGGCTCGACTCCCTTGAAGCAGATGCGCTGGCCGGCGCCGTCGTCCTCGTCGTAGGATCCGAGCCAAAGCGTCGAGTCGGCCTGGAATGAAAAGCTCTTGCGGACCTGGACGTCCTCCCCGGGCAGGTAATCCCAAAACACACACGGAGCCCCGCGCGTGGGGCAAAAACTCTTGTCGTAGATTTCGAGCAGTGGGGACTGCGCGAAGGCACCGGCGTTACTGGAGCCGAAGATCCCGATGGCCGGGTCAGTCGACCCGACGTCGTGATGCGCGGCAAGCTGAAACGCCGGGTATCGGTGCGAGCCCCGAGGGTGCGGCCAGGCCAGCTTGTTCCCGAACATCGACCCGCCGTCGGTGTAGATCCCGCCATCCCACGGGACGAGGAACACCGGACGGTTCCAACCGAATTGGGTCATGTCGTTGGGCTGCCCCGCGAAGATCGTGAGCGCCGAGCCGTAGGTGAATGTGTTCACCGGCGGGGTGAGCGGCTCGTAAATCGCGACGCCGCCCATGTGAACGCCGAAGATGGGCCGGTCCCGTGTCTCGCCCGCCGTGCCGGTGCTCGAATCGGTCTCAACCCCAACGGCGTCAATCAGCGGCCCGGAGCAAACGGTCTGCGCAAAGAAGCACGGGCCATCAGCACCGCAGTCACCATCCACCAAGCACCGCTTGGACCCGTCGCCGCTACAGAAGCTCTCTCCGATGTTGCACCCACCGCCGACGATCCATGAGTTATCGCCAGCGGCGTCCTTCCCGCCCTTGTAGTGTGACCCGCCGATATTCGGCATGTTCTTGTATTCGTCGAGTCGGTCCCAGGCCGCGGTGCATGAGCCCCCGGAAACGGGGCACCGGACACACGATTCGCCCGCCGGGCATTGCACCGCGGTCTTGCACCGGGTCGCGGTGGTCGTCGAGCAGTACCCGACGACGCATTTCTCGCTGGGGCAATCCCCGTCGGCGTTGCAGGCGGTGCTCGTCGTCGTCTCGCATGAACCGATGTCCTGGAAGGCCGACCACTCCCCGATCGCGCCCCCGTCGAGGGTGCCGTCCGTGTCGCTGTCGCTGTAGGCCTTGGTCGGATCATCGAGCCGGACCCAGCGCTGGAATGGAACCTGGGCCATCGTGCAGTTGTTCCCGCTTCCACAGTGCGGTTGGTCGGCCGAGGAGAGCACGCGGTTCTTGCCGTCGCGCATGTCGGCCACGAGGGCATCCTGCTTCCCTGTCGAAGCTGTTGCCGGATTTGTGTCAACAAATGCCGTGGTGTCGTTCTCGTCGGAATCCACGCGGAGCAGACCATCCGTGCTGGGGAGATCAGCGAGGGCCGTGGCGATGTCCGTATAACCGTCGCTGCGGCGTTCCTGATTGATCCAGTCGACGAAGACGCCGGTGAAGAACGTCGTGGCGCGGCCCAGCGAGGTGGTGCCTACGGAATGCGTGGACGCGCTGGTCGAGTCGTCGAAGTTGACCACGTTGACCGGGGTCGCCTGTTCGTAGTTGTTCCAGATGTTGAAGTCGCGCGCGCCGTCCATGCCGCTGTCGTTGATGAGGCCCCACTCGTTCGTGCCGGCAGCGTTGCCCGTGGCGATGCCGCGGAACTGGTTGGCGGCGTTCAGTTCCAGGATGCCGCCGTCATAGCGCGTCCTGTTCGTCGCCGGGTTCCACGTCCAGCACGGGTCAGTGAGGTTGTCGTCGTCGAAGCAGATGGCCGTCGCTTCACTCGCGCTTGCGTACCCGAACTTGATGGTGGGGATACCCATCGTCACCTGCCCCCGCCGGTCCCCGGCCCCATCCCTCGCCCAGCGCATGACCTCCGTCGCGTTCCCTCCCGAGTTGTCGTAGGACGTCAACGTCAGGTCCGCGGTCGCGTTGTTGTCCCGCTCGAGCGTCCACAGCAGACGATCCCCTCCCGTGGTGGACATGAAGCGCATCCCGCACGAGAACCCGTCGCCGGTCTGGCAACGGAACCAGTGGCTGGCCGCGGTCGATCGCAGGTTGACGTTCGAGTCCCATACGGTGTTGTCGGAGGCCGCGATCCTGGTCTTCTCGGCATCGCCGATGTAGGTACGCACCTCGCCGGTGGAGGTCGTCACGCGCTCGATGACCGTGCCGCGCACATAGGAGTCGCCTGTCTGGAACTTCGGGTCGTAGACAGTCACGACGGTCGATGACGCGGCCTCGGCCTCGACGTAGCAGCGAGTATTGCCGCCCTGGACGAACGGCGAGTACACGGAAGCCTGGACCGCGCCGTCGAAGTAGAGCCCACAGTCGCCGGACGTGTCGTAGTCCTGCACACATCCGGTTCCGGCACCGGTGCAGCAGTCGTAGGGGTTGTCGAGCCCGAGGCATTCCGCGCTCGCGTTCTGCGCGGTCATCGCGTAGGACACGTCGATCAGCGTGACGCCGTTGACCCCGTCCTGACCCACGGGAAGCGTGGTGCCGCCAGGACCTATGAAGGCCATGTCGGCCCGCTGCGCCGGGGTCCCGATGTGGGTGTTCAGAATCGTGATGTCCCGGCCGCCGGTCGCGTAGACGTGGTAGAGCGGCTCGGGGTACGGCGCCCCCGTGCACGTCCCGGTGCCGACCCCCGTGCAACACGGGAGCGGGGCTCCTGACCCGGTGCATGACGTGTTGTCGCGGCGTTCGCGCTCGAGGACGCCACCGATGATGATGTTCCCGGTCTGCTGGTCGCCCCCGGTGGCCTCGAACGTGATGCAGTACTTCGTGACGTGCTCGCAGTCGATGGCCTGGATCAGGTTGAGGGAGCTGGTCCCTCGAATCCGCATCCCGATCTCTTGGTCGGCAACCTGAATCTTGGAGATGAGCGCGTTCTGAGCGTTGACCAGGTCGAGCCCCGTGCTACCCGCCAGCGGCCCGTTGAAGATGTTCAGGTTCGAGATCTCCAGCTTGGCGCCGGCGGCGACCTGGAACCCGGTGGTGGCGATATCGTTCATGTTGAGGCTGCAGCCGGTGACAGCCTTCGCTCGTGCGCCCACACCGCCCGCAGGCGCGTAGGTCAGAAGCGTTCCGGACACGTTAGCCTTGAACCCGCTGCCGTCCCCGAAGCACTTGACCGTCACGCCGTCAGGGATCGTGAGCGGGTTGACCGTGTACATCCCTCGGACGTGGAGCTCGCGCTCGGGTCCCGAGGCCGCAGCGTCGAGCGCCGCTTGGATCGCGGTCGTGTTCTGCGCGACGGTCCGAGCATCGTGCGCGCCGCTCTGCCATTGCATGTGGCGCACGTCCCAGGGGTCCGAACAATAGGTCCACTTCAGCGTGGTCGGGTCGCAGCAATACGTCTCTCCGGCTCCATCGCCGCTCGCGACCTGGAGCGCATACTTCGAGTTGCCGCATCCGAGTTGACACGGTGCGGTGCCGCACTTGGTATCCGGGGAGTCGATGACCGAGACGACCGGGCCCGTCCCTTGGGCCCTGGCCGGTAGCGCGAGCCATGCGAGTACCGTGAGGAGCAAGACAGCGCGCCGCATCAGAAGGGCCCTCCGCCGACCAAGAACGGCTGCCAGCGGTACACGTCGTCGTAGCCCCTCAGGCACTTCCGCTGTTCACCTTGACGGCCGCTCCCCTCAGGCGGGCGAATGATGGCGAGTGCATCCCGCCACAAGTAGCTGGGGGCGGGGAGCTCGTCCTCGTGGCTCACGATGAGGACAGCCGCCTCGGGAGCCGCACCGGGCGGGGGCGCTTGCATCGGCGGTACCGGAGGGGCCGCGAGCGTTGCCCAGCGCCAGGCGCGCCGCGGGACCGTGATGGCGGTCGCCGCCGTACGAATATGCAGGCGCGCGACGCTGATGTTCATCCGCGATTGGAAACTGAGCCACTTGTACTGGCCGCGCCACGCGCGCACGTCCTGCACGATCTCGACCGGACGATCGGCGGGCTTGGTCGTCCCGACCCCGGTCTCGCCGACGACGTAACCCGCTTCGCTGTTCGTGTCGTTGATCAGGAGCCTGGTGTCGTGCAGATAGCCGAAGATCGGACCGACCTGGAAGTCGTTGAGAATCGCTTCGATCGAGTGCAGCAGGCGAATCCAGAGGACATCGGCCCAGGGCGGTATCCAGTACTCGAACCAGCTGTCGCCAACGACCGTTTCCTCCGGCCGATACCAGGTGTCTGGAACGGGGTTCTCGACGAGAAGGTCGATCTCCGGTGTCACGGCTGGACGGTTGCGCAGCTCGCTTTGGCGCTGGAGGACGACCTGCCACCAGCGCGGATCCATTTCCGTGCCCGGGCGGCGGTGCTGCTTCTTCCACTCGACCCAGGTCATGCTTCCCGCCTGAGCTGTGTGGCGCCGCCGTTGTAGCGCACGTGGAGAGTTCCGCCTCCACTGACCATCTTCAGTTGTGTCTCGAGGCTCGAGAGTCCGATCGCAGCCTTGACATGCGCGTCCGGGATGATCACCGAAATGGTCGTGCCAGGAGCCGCCACGACGATGTCTATGGATTCGACGTACGCCCCTGATCCGAGTCGGACCTGGACCTTCCCCGTCCCGCCACCGGTCACCCAGGCCTCGAAGCGGACCTCGAGCAGGACCTCTCCCTGGAGCGTGGCGACCGCGGGCGGTATCGGAGCCTCCTGGTTGACCTTCGTGACGTAGGCCGCCCCGGCCTCCGTGACCTCGGCGAAGTTGTAGGCGAGCTGCTGGGTGATCAGCGCCTCCTGGTTGTTGTGCAGGTCGTCGAGGTAGGCCTCGATCACTGGGTTGTTGCCGACGAGCGCCGCGAGGTCGACCCACGGGAGGGCGCTCATGGCGGCACCGTGTAGGGCAGGGACCCGTCAGCGAAGCCGCTCTCGTCCGGTGCAACGAAACAGAACTCGCGTTGCCCTTCGGTCGCCGTGTCGTAGGTGACGCCCGCCAGGCTATTCGGTCCGACGATCGCCGGTCTGTTGAGCGTGCGGCGCTCGCGGATACGAAGTCGAACCACGCCGCGCGCCAGGTCCTGGGCGACCCGGACCATGTGGAATGTTCGCGGCGTGGTCTGCCTGGTTCCAGCTTGCAGGTCGGGGATGCTCCTGATGAGCACCGTGACCGTGTTGAGCAGGGATACGTCTTTGTACTTCAGAAACGCATCGATCTCGATCGGCGTCGAGGGGTTGGCGAGCTCCAGGAGGATGCGAGTCGCCGCCTTGCGGGCGATGGTCTCTCCGTTCAGGTCAGGGAAGCCGAGCCGGCCGGTTCGCAGCCCACGCGTCTCGAGCTTGATCGGCTCCGACTTCCCGAAGGCGTCGACGCTATCGTCGTCCACAGCCGCCGGCAGCTGCCGGTCGTATTCGTTCTCCGCCGCGTTCCAGTCCGAGCCGAAGGTGACGCTGTTCACGGCGTCCGCGAACGAGCGCGACCACTTCGGCCGGTAGTCCTGGGAGACCCACTCCTCACCGATTGCGATGTTGGTCGGCGGCACCCGGAACAGCTTGTCGAGGCTCCACCGGCCCAACGAATCGACCACCGGACGGAGTCCGAACGATCGCAAGAGCTCCTCGACCCACTCCCGGACGTTGTCGATCGAGTCCGACTCCACGAACAACGCGGCATCGCCGGACGTAGCGCGGCCAGCGTTGTCGAAGGCCGGATGGGGCCAATACGCCGCGAGAATGTTCTCGGCGTGGTCGATGTTCATGAAGTCGACGTCGATCCCGAGACCATCACCGTCGCCGGCGTCGTAGGGACCGTTCGGCGCGGAGTCGAATGGACCCTCGAGGATCGGCCCGGGGCCCGCGTCGACCCAGACCGTGCTCGCCGTGCCTCCGGTGTTGTTGTGGATCTGGACCGAGAGCCCGTCGCCGCCGGGGAATCCTGGATCCCAGCGGAAGACGATTGTCGCGCGTCGGACGTCGACCCCGAGGTCGAAAGCATGGAGCGTCGCGCTTCCTGTCCAGACGGTCCCCGTCCCGTCGTCGTCTAGGTGCACATTCTGGGTCGAGTTGCTAACGAGAATCCCGAGGCCATCGGCGAACGTAGCTCCGGCCTTCGCGAGCACGGTGAGCCGATACCACTTGCCCGGCGTCAAGACCGCCCCGAAGGCGCGGGAGATGCTGAGAGTCCCGGCGACCGTGCGGACCATCTTCACCGCCGAGAAGCCGCAAACGTGCTCGATGTCCTCGCGCGCGATCGTGCCCGCTCCGATGTTCTCCACCCAGCCGTCAAGGTTCGTGTCCGAGATCCAGTCCTCGAGGAAGGGGTTGCTGCCGACCGCGGCCGGCGTCGACGCCCCGGCTGCGTCTGTCGTAGTGAGCGTCCGCAGCGCGAGCTCGCCGACCCCGCCGCGCAGGACCCACACCGCCGTGATGCTCGTGTTGCCCGTCACCGGGAAGACATATGGGGACTGGCCCACCCCGAAGACGCGCCGCTCGACGCCCGTCAGGGCCCACTTCTCTCCGACGATCGCCTTGGCCCCATACCTGACGATCTCCTGGAGTTTCGCGTCCGTGTCCGAGAGGAGCGCGTAACCGCTCGCCGGCCAGTCCGATGGATCTCCGGAGAGAACGATCGTCGTCGCCAGGACGTCAAGGCCGGAGGGTTGGGTCTCCGTGTCGAGGCTCAAGCTTCCGCCGGAGACGGATTCGAACAATCCAGCGGACATCGCCGCGAGCACGTTCCCGAGGACGAATCGGTAGCCGCCGCCGTGCCGGCCCTGGACCTCGTAGTCCTCGAGCACCAGCTGTTGGCCCGGCCACTCAGCCTCGGGCGTTCCCCGGAATCCGGCGCGCATGACCACGGTGGCCCGCGCCAGGCCCGCGCTGTCGTGGTCCTTGAGCCAGGCCGTCACCGTCTCGTCGAGATCCGGGGCCCAGAACGACTGCCCACCCACCTGCAGCCGCCCGGTCTTCGCGTCGTAGGTAGAGCCGTCCTCGGCTTCCGGCATAGCTCCGGAGAACACGGTCCAGCCGGGAGGATGCGAGAGCCCCGCTGCGCTCCGGTCCGTGACGAATCGGGTCTCGAGGTTCGGGAAGTCGTACGCGACGACGACGTCCTTGCCCGTGAGCTTGTCGCGCTGGGTGAGGTAGCTCATGGCACCTCACCGTTGACGTTGAACCGGTAGTCATAGTGCCGGTACTCGACTCCGGGCCGGATGTCGACGCGCAGCTGGTCGTCGTGGAAGGCGTGGGTGTAGTGGTGTGCGTCGTTGGTCGAGCGGTCACGATCGACCCAGAGGACGACTCGACCAACGTACGGGCTCCCGAGCCACGCCGAGAAGCGCTTCGCGCCGGGGTCGATCGTGCCGTGGTTCACGAGCACGTTCCGCAGGCTCAGATCGAGCCTCGTCTGCGCGGCGGTGAACCTCACGACCTCCGCTACCTTGTTGCCCATGTTGACCGCGACGCCGGTCTGCACCCGGTCGCTGACCTCACGGAAGCCCTTGTCCACCAGGTCGAAGACCGCACCGACGTAGACGCGGTCCCAGTAGGCGTTCGAGGCGGCGTTATAGCCCGCCACGGCGATGTCGTAGGTCAGGATGACGTCCACCCAGGCCGCGGAGGCATGGATCGTCTCGGCAGCGACCCGGAGGTACCAGGGGCCCGCGCCGGCGACGATCGAACGGCTGGCCGCAGGGGCGAGCAAGACGCCGCTTCCTGGAGCCGACGTCCCGCCGGAATACTGCTCGATTGCGATCGACGCGTTGTCGAGCGCGCGCTGGTCCACGCCCTTGAGGAGCGCGGCCGCCGCGATCTCTCCGCTCCCGTAGAGCTTCAGGAATCCAACCGCATCGGCGGCGGCCGTGCGCTGACGCAACACCGCCTTGCTCCCGCCCGCGCCGCTGAGGGTGTTCTGCCGGACGGATTGAGTCGATGGGAACCCGATCCCAGGGCTGTGGAACTCTGCGGTAGTGACCTCGAGGATCTCATTCGAGCCGAGCGAGTCGTCCCATCCCGTGGGCACGAAGGGACCCGGGGCATCGTCCTCGAAGCTGTGGTTGTCCAGCTCCTCGACGCCGTACAGGATGAGCGGCCGCCCCATCAGCTCCTCCCGGAGAACGGCGCGATGCGGCCGCGACGGATGAGCGCCTCGAGCTCCTCGGCGATCGCCTCGATGAACCGGCGCGGGATCTCCTCCGAGAGCACCGGGGCGGCATTGGTGAACGAGATCGCGACCTCGGGGCCGCGGTTCACCAGCGTCTCGATGGCGCGTACGATCGCGCGCTGTGACTCGACGCTCTCGCGGCCCGGACCGCCGGTGATCGTCAGGACCTCCGGAACTGGCGCGGCGACCGTCGCCCGCAAGCGGGAGATCTCGTCGCTGAAGTCCGGCGCCGACGGCGGCTCGAACCGTGAGCTGAGGTCAGCCAGGACGTCCTGGATATCGGTGAGTCCGAGGGTGCTCGCGACGTGGTCAGCAGCCGGCCCCTCCAGCGGCAGCACGGCCTCCTGGCGATCGTCCTCGCTGAGGTGGAACAGCCCCTCACGCCTGGTCAGCCCGCCCTCGCGCAGGCCGATTGCTCCACCACCGAGCGCGGCTCCGAAACCCGCGCCGGCGGCCGCAGCTCCTGGCGTGCCGGCGGAGACGAGGCCGAGGTGTGCCGCCGCGACCGCCGGGGCCGTCAGGTTGATCGGGAACGGCGCCGCGGACATCGAGGCGAACGTGTTCGCGAACGTGAGCCCGAAGGCCTTGCCGAACTCCGCGGTGGCCTCGCTCGCGACGGTGGCGGCCGTCAGCTTGCCGACAACGAGCCGCCGCAGCCCCCACTCCAGGAGCAGGGCGATCGACTGTGCGGCGACGCCCTTGATGAGTCGGCCGAAGGATCCGGCAGCTTCCTGTCCGAAGACCACGGCCTGGCCCGCCCAATGGGACAGCGAGCTGATCCCCTGGTTGGCCAGGTCGCCGAAGTGCTCGCCGATCGTCTCGACGAAGAACTCGGAGTAGCCGATCAGCTCGTCGAAGAAGTCCTGCCACTGGTCCGTGGCCGGCGGCTCGGCGGCTTCCTGGGCGAGCCCGTTGAACCTCTCGAAGGCCTCCAGGTCGAAATCCGGCGTCGTCGGCGCCTCGAACTCCCCTCCTTCGAAGCCCGGGATCGCGAGCGGCTCGAAATCCTCTCTCAGCGCCTTGAGAATGGTGACCCGGTCGATGAGCTTCTGGAGTCCCTCGCCGGCGGTACCGCCTGCGGTAGCGACCGCGTCGCCCATCGCGAGGATGTCGGGGCCGAGCGCCTCGAGAATCGACGACAGGTCCACGCCTTGCGCCACCGCGAGCTCGACCTGCGCGGTGAGATCTCTGGCGAACCGCTCCCCCATCGCCTCCGTTGCCAGGCCGAGCGATGCGAGGATCTTTTCGAGGTCCGCCTGGCCCTCGACGGCCTGCTGCGTGGCGGAGGCGAATCGCCTCTCCTCGTCGGCCGTCGATGCGATCGCGGCCTTGAGCTTCGCGAGCTGCTGTTCGGTCGTCCCGCCCGCCGCGACGATCTCCGCCGCCAGCTCGGGGAACTGCGCGGTCAGCGACTGCAGCTCCTTGTCCGGGTCGACGAGCGCGACGGCCTTCTTGAGCCTTTCGAGCTGCTCGACCGTCGTCCCGCCAGCGGCAACAGACGTGGCGGCGAGCTCGGGGAACCGCTGGGAGAGAGCACGCAATTCGTTCTGGGCATGCAGTAGAGGCGCGGCGAAGGACTCAACCGCTTGTCGAGCTGCCTCAGCGGCATCCCGAACTTCCTTGGGCAAAAGGTCAGCGCCAGATGCAAAGGTTGGCGGCGTGCGAAGACCGGATGGGATCACGACCGTCTTGGTGCTCGCTTCCGCGATCCTCTTGAGCAACCCTTCGGCGGCCTCGAGCGCTAGAACCTGCTCGTTGGTGATGACCACCAAGCCCTTGTCCACAGCCTTGCGGAGGCTGGCGACCGATACCTCCAGCGAGTTGATCGAGCTGGGAAGCGGTGCCTTCTGTAGATCGCGCTCGAACATCTTCTCCAATGCGGCATCGATGCCCGAGAGCTGGGAGAACAGCCGACCGAGTCCGAAACTCAGCGCCCCGACAGTCGCGACGAGCCCCACCATGCCGGCCTTCTGCGCGAGCGTGGCCGACGTCCAAACCGTCGTGAGGCTCGTGGTCCTGGCCATCGCAACCGCGGCTGTGTCGTTCATCAGGGCGAGACGGAGCAGCGCAGCACTGAACGTTCCGGTGGCGGCGGAGGCCTGGCCGAAGAGCCTAATGGTCGTCCCGGTAACGATGAGCAGCGGGCCCGTTGCGGCCACGACGGCGCCGACGCCGATGACGACATCCCTGGTGCCCTCGTCCATCTCGCCAAAGGCCTGGGCGAAGTCCGCCCCGAGATTGGCGACGCGCAGCAGTACCGGGGCGAGCTGCCCCCCCAGGTCGATCGCGACGTCGTTGATGCGTTGCCGAGCCAGCTGCAATTGGGCGGCGTTGGTCTCCGCGCGTTTCCCGAACTCGGTCTGGAGCGCCGTAGCCTCGGACCATGCGTCCGAGCCCTGCTGGAGCGCGGCGGTCATCTGGTCCGCCGCGGCGCTCGAGCGGAGGAGAGCGTCACGGACGCGCACGTTCTCGAGCCCGAGCTGCTCGAGGACACCGAAGACGTTGCCTCCGCGTTCCTCGAGGGTGCCGAGACCCTCGATGAAGCGGCGCACGGCCTCTGCGGCGTCCTCCTCGAACAGGGTCCGGAACTCCTCGACCGAGAGCCCAGCGGTCTCCGCGAAGGTCCGGAGCCGCTCGTCCCCGGTCCGGACCGACTTGGCGATCTCGATGAACGTGCGGCTGACCGCGGTCCCGCCCGCCTCGGCCTCGACCCCGACGCTCGCGAGCGCGGCCGCGTAGGCCAGGACGTCGGCCTCGCTCAGGTTCAGCTGGCGGCCGGCACCGGCGATCCGGAGGCCCATCTCGAGGATCTCGCCTTCCGTCGCGGCGAACTTGTTCCCCAGCTCGACGATGGTCGACGCCAGGCGCTCACTATCGGAGATGGACGTCCCCATGATGTTCGAGAAGCGCGCCAGCCCGACCGCGCCCTGCTCGCCGGCGAGGTTCGTCGTGGCTCCGAGCTTGGCGATGGTCGCGGTGAACCCGACGAGCTCTGGGGCCTTCACGCCGATCTGGCCGGCGATCTCCGCGATGCGGTTCAGTTCGTTGACTTCGATGGGGATGGCGTTGGGACCCGCGGCGAGATCTCGGATCCCCTGTCGAATCTGGCCCAGCTCTTCGTCCGTGGCATCGATCGTCTTCCGGACTCCGGCGAAGCTGCTCTCAAAGTCGAGTGCGGCTTTCGTCGATGCTGCACCGATCGCGAGAACGGGGGCCGAGGCGAGCAAGGAGAAGTCGGTGCCGAAGGTCCGGATCCGGCTGCCGACGCGGTCGAGATCTCGGGAGACGTCGTCGAAGCTCCGGCGCGTGGCGGCCGCGGATCGGCTCGCGGCCTGCTCGACGCCGGTCGAGATCCCCGTCAGCTTCTGTTCCGTGACCCGGGCGAATCGATCGACAACGACGGTGCCGTCGTCCCGTACGGTCAGGACCAGCTGGACGTTCGCCATCTACGTGCCCTTCGCAGCTCTCAGGTCCGCCAGTCCGGCATCGATCTCGTCGAGCTCGGCGACGAAGTCCAGGAAGTCACGCCCGGTCATCGCGCCCGCCGTGGCCTCGATGACCTCCCGCTGCAGGCCGAATCTCCGGACGGACGGGCGGCTGAGGCCCATGAACGCCGTCCACGCCCTGCCCGAGCCCTCCGGCATGCGGTTCTCCTTGGAGTGCCAGTACAGCGGGCACCGCTGGCAATCCGCGTCCGACGCCAGTTCTAGGCCGGCCTCGGCTCGCTGTTCAGCGCATGCGCCGCAGGACCTGGGGCCGCGGTAGCTCTCCCAGAAGCCGGCCTCGGTGGCCGCGAAGTCCCGGAAGGCCCCAGCGCGGCCCCGTGTCCGTTTCCCCGTCCGGCTCCGTGCCGGTTCATCAGGTGGATCAGGATCGCGCCGACGACCCCGGGGTTGATGACACCGTTCGTGAGGTACTCGGGGTCGAACTCCACGGGGAGGTAGCGCGGCGGATCGCTGCCGTCGACCCATGCCACGACGTTCTCCCAGCCGACGATCTTCTTCGCGCCGCGCTCCCGGATGAAGGCCATCCAGCGCTGCCGGCCCTCGCCCTCGCGGTTCTGCCCGATCGGCATTGCGTAGGTGTCGTCGAAGTCCCACGGCGTGCACAGGAAGACCGTGTCGTTCGGGTCGGGCGGGGCCTCGCCGGGAGCGAGCTCCTTCCCGACCAGGCCGTGCTCGTCGATCACGAGCCTGATGCGGCCCCCCGAGGGATGGATGATCAGCATGCTGTACCTCCCTGGCGATCCTGGTCCTAGCCGCCCTGCGCGATGCCAGCGGTCTGCTCGCTGTTCTGGAGCCGCGCGCGGAACGGATCCGCGCCGGCGACGACCCACGCCCAGTCGGAGCCGTTGACGGCCTCCTGGGGCGTCTTGATGTTGAACGGGATGGTCACCGGGATCTTCTGACCGGGACCCGGAACGTTGATCGTGAAGTCCTCGGGGATGATGAGGTGCGGGAAGTCCCAGGCGAGCCGGTACTTCTTTGCCGTCGCGGTCCCCGGAATGCTCCGGCCGGTCCAGATGACCTGGGCCTTGTACTTCGCCGGCTCGCGGTCGGCGTTCTGGGCCTGAGCGAGCTGCGCGATGTCGTCGTTCTGGTCCTTGTATCGCGCCATCGTGAGGATGAGCTTCGCCTCGGGGAACCCGTTGTTCGTCGGCTCTCCGGTACGCCCCGCGTTGCTGCCGGACTCGTAGTCCCCGGTCTGCTTCCGATCGAGCGTGATCTGGGCGTTCGTGACGAGAAACTCGTCGCCAGGCGCGAGGTTCCCCTCGGCGCCAGTGATCTGCTTCAGCAGGACCTGCACCTGCTGGAAGATCGCCATGAGCGCGCGAGAGGGCGCGGTCGCCGCATCGAGGTTCGTCTGGTCGTTGGCGGCCGACGCGCCGCGCAGGACCTGGTCGAAGACCGTCCCCCACCCGGCCATGAGCTTGCTCTCCTCGTGGTTGAGGTCGAGCTTCGTGAGCTTCAGCGAAGGCCGCTCCCAGATGCGCGCGCCCCCGAGGCCACCGTCGTTGATCATCGTGCCGTAGTAGCCGTCGTTCGTCGGCTTGAACGGCATGACATGTTCGTACGCGATGCCGGCCTCGGTCTCCGTGACGGCGTCGGCACCCATGAACAGGGCGAGCAGGCGCTCGAACCCGAGATAGCGCACGGTCTGCTTGAAGTCGCCCTGCGCGACGACGTTCCCCTGCATCGACCCTTGCGACAGCGAGTCCCCGACGTTCTCGTCGGCGATGTCCTCGGGGACGCCGCCGCTCAGGTTCTCGCTGGAGATCAGGATCTCGTCCTCGGCGGCGATCTGGACGGCGGTCCCCCACGCGGTCCCACGCCGGAATGCCCATTTCTGGTCGGCTGCTGTGCCACTCATCGTCCGAACCTCCTATCTGGGCGTTTCCGGCGCCCGTTATCTCGAGCTGCTCAGTGCGGTACTTCCTCGTGGAACACGACATCGATCTGGACCAGGTGGCCCTTCAACCCGATGCCCTTGATCTCCCCGGCTTCGACCGGCGTCGCCCACCGCGGCCGGTCGGCGAGGTAGCCCATGTAGTTCGGGCCCGTGCACAGGTCCCCGAACTCCGTTGTCTTGCGCGACAGGGCCCCGAGGATCTCCGTGGCGGCATGGCGCAGCGCCGCGGCTTGCGTGTCGCCCTTCTCCCACTGGTAGAACCCGATCAGGCGTACGCGTGCGCGCCACTCGTCCGAGCCGTTCGTGAGCGGCAGCGTGGTGATCTCGGGCTGCATGAGCCAGAACCGCGTGACGTTCTGCCCGAGACGCGTCGGGTCATCGAACAGCCCGGGGACGTCGAGCTGCAGGACGCCGTTCTCCTCGAGGACCTTGGCAGACTGCCAGAACTTCTCTTCGGTGTAGACCTTGCCGACGTTGACGTCCACGGCTTCGATGATCGGCTTCAGCTTCGCCAGGAAGGCTTCGACGTCGGCGCCCGTGATCTCCTCCATCTGCACAAGATCCAGGAGCCACGTGCGCTGGGAGAAGTTCGGCAGGCCACCCGCGTAGTGGGTCTCGAAGCCGAACTTGTAGGCCGCCGAGGTCGCGAGGAACGGCGCCGTGATGATCCGGTGCCAGTCGTTCGTCGGGACGTCCGCCTCGGTCAGCGTGCGGTGGATGCCCCATGAGCCCCCGAGGTCGTAGGGGTGAAGCACGATCCTCAGAGGCATGCCGGCCGGGCCATTGGGACCGTTCAACGCTTCGTTGCGGTGCGCCCAGAGCATCGGGCGGTAGCGCCGGTCCCGCTCGGTCGGGATGACGTAATCGTCTCGCCACAAGATCACGCCCGAGACATGGTTTTGGACGTTCAGCTCGCCGCGCACGAAGAACTTCCAGGTGCCTTCCTTCGCGAGGTAGGCGCCCGCACCGTTCGCCTCGCGGCCGCTGTTGCCGGGGAACTCCGGAGGTAGGCCGGCCGTCTCCGCGTTGCCGTTCAAGGCCGCCATGGCGTCGGGGCCCATCAGAACCTCTGCGCCCAGGCGTCCACGGTGCGCCGGATGCGAGCCTCGAGCACGGGCTTGTACTTCGTCTCGGCACCTTCGAAAATCTTGCGGCCCGGCATGCCGCGTCGGCCGATGGCGCGAGCGATCACGAACGCTACCGACCTGATCACCGAGGCCTTGCGCCGGCGGCTCGCGATCCGGAGGTCGGCGTCGAGATCGAACTGCCCGCGGCGAATCTTCAACTCCACCCAGCGTTCGATGACCCTGAGTGGCGGAGCTGTGCGTCCCGGTCGTCGGCCGAGCTCGATCACCGGCCAATGGCTCGCGGTGGCGACGACCGAACCGGTGACTTCGAGGCTGCCGGAGGACGTCCGGACCTGCGGCTCGCTGCTGTGGACGCTTCCGACCGCCTCGCCCATGAAAACCGGGGTGCCGGTCTTGATGAATCCCTCGGCGTCGATCTGCGTCCGCGCGACGTCGCGCTCGAGCTTCGTATGGAGAGCGCTCGACTGCCGCGCGGCATAGGCCGGCAGCCTCGTCGCATGGCTCGCATCGATCGTCGCTCTCAGCATCTCAGAACCATCCCGCGCCGCGGCCATGACCGATGTACCGGGAGTCCCCGAGCTCGGAGTCGGGCTCCCACTCGATCGCTCCGCCGGCGCCGGCGACGTCTTGCGTGCGCGGCTTCAGAACCTCGTCGGCGGCCGCGCGGAGCTCCTCGGCGCGCTTAGCCCAGCGCTTGGCGATCCCGCCCAGGTCGATCTGATCGGCGCCCAGGCTCGCGTCCTCCTGATCCGATGCGGTGCGCGCGACCCACGCGGCCAGCTTGCTCGCGATCAGGCTGATGAACCCCTCGTCCAGGGTGTTCGCAATCGTGGTGTCATCCGCGTTGTCGTCGTCGATCACCCACGGCGTCCGGTAGTGGATCCGCAGGGTTCGATCGCCTACCGGGCTCGACAGCCGGAGGACGTCCTCGTCGTCTGTGCTCTTCTCCTGGCGCCAGTTCTCCTCGGGAACCGGCGTCGTCAGCTCCTCGTCGGTCCCCGGATCGGTGACCAGCTCGAGCCGCATGATCTGCTCGGTGCCGTTGCTCCAGCTGGCGATCTCGTCCTCGAGGACCCACCGGCGCTTGACGTTGTCGCCGACGATCTCGTGGATCCGCACGTGTGGATGGAGGCGGTCGAGTGTGTCCTTCGCGTCGGCCAGCGCGTCGTCTTGCGCCGCGTCCGGAGGCCGGAGCTTGGACGACGACTCCAGGTTCCCGAGCCGGGTCACCGCCTGCGCCTTGTATTCCGTGCTGGTCTTCGCCATCGGTTCCTATGGGGGGCGGGCCCACCGTGATTGGCGAGCCCGCCCCAGGGGGGTTTGGCCGTCAGTCAGCGATCAAGGAATCGCGCGCTGCAGACCTCGGAAGTCCACGCACTCGGCGTCCCAGATGTGCCGCACCTTGAGCGTGATCTTCTCGTTCGTGAAGAAGGAGCCCACGTTCTGCATGTCCTGCACGAACAGGCTCGGCGTCTGGTTGCCGTTGAGGAAGCCGACCGAGACCGTCTCGGCCTCGTCCGGGGACGCGGCCATGATGTAGGTGTCCGCGTCGACGTCGTCGAAGTACAGCACCTCGTGGAGCTGCAGGCCGTAATCGCCCCGGACGATGTTCGGGACGTTCTGGTTGTCGAAGGTCAGCGACTTCGCCGTCCCGGCCGCCTGGTTGGAATCCGTGCCGACCAGCACCGGCTTGCGGTCCGACATGATCAGCTCGTAGGCGGCGTCGTAGATCGTCGAACCCACGAACACGTTGCGCGGCACGACGCGTCCCGCCTCGCGATCGTCGATGTCCTTCTGCTGGACCATCTCCCGACGCATGGTCTTCAGGTTGTTCAGCGAGAGGGCCGTGGTCACCAGATTGTTGTGGGTCGCGTGGAAGATCGCGGTCGCGTCGACCTGATAGTTGCCGTTGTTGAGGAGGACGTCCCACACGTCCTCGTTCAGGGTGCGCGCCGCCGCCCGGGCGAGCTTGCCGGGGATGCGCTGGAAGGCCCGGGTGTCGTCGTTGACGATCATCTCCCAGGTGTAGATGTAGAGCCCGCCGCGCTTGACGATCTTGAGCGTGATCTCTTCCTCGGTCGGCTCGTTGGCGCCGCCGATGTCGAGGTACGCCCCGCCTTCCGCGACGTTCGCGAAGTTCCCGAACTCGCCGAGCTTCAGGATTCGCCAGTTCTTGAAGTCCGTGACGTTCTCCGGGCTCGCGATCAGCCGCCACGTCATGGGCTGCTCGGCGTACTCCCGGGCCAGCCGCTTGTGCTGGTACTCGGAGAGGATCGCCACGAAGTCCGTGGTGTTCTGTTCCTCGGTGACCCCCGCGGCCCTGTTCCTGAGCATCCACCGCACCTGGGGGTGGTGACAGACGTCCAGCAGGTCGAGCGACTCGAGGGCGCCGGGGAGCCGTTCGCGCCTGGGCCGGATGTAGAACTCCAGGCCCTCGCACTGATGGTCGCCCGTGAGGACGCTGTACGCGTGCCGGATGCCGCGGAACGCGTCGACGTGGGCGACGACCTTGCCATCCTTGTCGAGGATCGCGCCGCGCGGCTTCCCCTCGAGAAGCGCTTCGAGGGCCGCGAGCGCGTGGTGCCCCTTCGTGTACTGGGGCGAGGTGAGCCGGAGGGCCGCCTCGCGGCCGCTCTCGAGCAGCCCGCCGCCGGCGCCGGCGCTCTGGCCTTCGCCGAGCCCCTTCTTCAGGTCCGCGACGAATGCCGAGGCCTCCTCTTCCGTGATGTGCCCCATGGCCTCGAGGCGCGCGGTCAGCTTCCCGCGCAGGAACTCCTGTAGGCCCTTGGGCAGCGTCGCGGCCGCGGTCTTGAGGACCGACTCGATCAGCGACTTGCCGTTGGCCTTCAGGATCTTCTTCACGGACTCGTCGAGTCCGTCGATGCGCTTGGCGAGGCCCTCGGTGGCCGCGCTCCCGGCGCCTCCACCGCTGCCCGCGCTCGCACCCGCCCCGGCGTCGCCACCGCCGCCGTTGCCCGAGCCCGCGCCGGAACCCTGCCCCGCGCCCTGACCCTGACCGGGGTCACCCGCCGGCGCCGGGTCGCTCTCGGGCGCCGTCCTGTACAGCGCCTCGAGCACCGCCCCTCTCGTGGCGGCCTCTGCCTTGACCGACAGCGCCTCGAAGAGCTGCGTCACCCACTCGCCGTGCCCTTCCACGAGCGCGGCGATCGTGAGGTCTTCGCCCTTCGGGGCCTTCCCTTCGAGCGCCGTGCGCTTGGCCTTGTCGCGCACGAGCCGGAGGAGCCTCGATACGAGTCCCTTCATCGTTGCCTCCTTGAGCGCTTCCAGTACCGACTCGAAGGCACCTCCGGCGCTCGGAAATGACACCACGTCCCAACCGACGATCCGCGTGACTTCCTGCACGTCCACGCCGCCGCCCTTGATCTGCACGGACTTGATGCCGTCAGCGGGGACGTGAATGCTCAGGCCGACGCGACGAGCCACGGCTCGCGCGCGCTCGAGGAGACCGCGGAACCAGCCTGCGTTGGTCCCGGGCATGATCTTCGCCCTGACGAATGCACCCTCGGCATCGGTGTCGACCCAGGCCTCGGCGATCCTTCCGATCTCCGCCTCGGCGATCCGCTCCGGGAGGAACCGATTGAGTCCCGGGAATCGGCGCAGCAGCGAGGCCCAGTGGCCCGTGAAGCTGCCGTCGCCGGACTCGCTCATGTCGTAGAAGTGGATCGGCAATCCCTTCGCCAGCTTCGCGATCTGGTCGAGGATCGGGCGGCTCCAGCGGTTGCCGTTCTTCGACACGCCCTCACGAATCAGGATCGCTTGGAGCGACCCGTCTTCCTCGAGGAGGATGGATCCTTCGTCAGGGAACACCTGCTACTCCGTGCCTTCTCCCGCCTCGGCGGTCTTCTTCGAACTGTCGAGAGGGAGATCGACCTGCGAACCGTCCTTGAACACGACGTGCAGGTAGGGCTCGATCGGCTTCATCGTGT